AGCTGTTAGTTATATAAACAACTGCTTCGGCTGCAGTACCTGAGTTATCATTATAAAAATGTCCTAATACTGGGTCGCCATTATTAGACTCTATACCTTTTATACCAGTTGCAGTAACATCTGAATTAAATGTAGCTGCACCTGCTGCTGACATATCAAGGGTAAGAGCTGTGATTGCAGATCCGCCATCGTTTCCTTGAAATATTATGTCTTTATCTGATGTTTCTGATTTAAGAGTTATATCATCAGAGGCCATGCTAATAAAACCTTTTAAAGTGCCTGCATCGTGAAATCTTATCTGTTCTCCTGCCGCATCAAGAATAATATCTCCTGCTACATCAAGTGTAAAATCGCCACTTGATAAATCTATTTCTGTACCATCAATAGTGATGTTATCTACTTTTACGCCAGCATTTGCTGTAAGTATTCCTGTAACACCAAGAGTTCCGCCAACTGTTACATTGCCAAAACTTACTGCTGTCCCAGAAGAACTAAAAATTGCATCTAGTGTATCTAAGTCTGCGTTAAGTTTTGTTCCCCAGCTATCAGTAGATGCTCCTACTTCTGGTTTGGTCATGTTTAAATTCGTTGTATATGTATCTGCCATAATTAATTCCTGTTTATGCTGCTATGTCAGTCCAATCTGTACTTGTTGCGGACTGATCTGTCCAAGTTGTTGTAGCTGGTGTTTGTTCTGTATAGTCAGTTGTTGCTACAGTCTGGTCATTCCATTTTAAACCACCTATCGCAGAAAAACCACTTGTTTGTGCAATAGTAGCTATACCAACAATTTTAAGGCCGCCAAGTCCAGTCATGCCACTTTCTTGTGCAATAGTAGCAGCTCCGTTTAACACCATCTCTGGTGTAGCGGTCATTCCTGATGTTTGGTCAATAGATGCCTGGCCTAAAGCTATACGAACACCAGCTGAAGTAAAGCCTGTGGTTTGGTCTATTGAGGCAACGCCATCAAGAACGATTGTTCCTGTTGCGCTAACACCAGATGTTTGATCTATAGATGCTGTACCAAGTTTTACAACTTCTGCTGTCCCTGTAAATCCAGAGGTTTGTGCAATAGTTGCTTCACCTTTATCAATCTGCCTTCCTGTAGCTGTAAAGCCAGATGTTTGATCTATAGATGCAGAGCCTAATTTAATAACCTCTGCGGTTGCAGTTACACCGCTTGTTTGAGCAATCGTAGCCGATCCTACTAATATTAAAGTACCAGCAGATGTAAATGCAGAAGTTTGGTCTATGGATGCAACTGCTTTAACCGTAAGGCTACCAGCTGCACTAAAACCAGATGTTTGAGCTATGGTTGCGGCTGCAAACTCATATTCGGGAGTGCCATAATCGGCCTTCCCGTAATTATATTGACCATAGCCGATAGAGGCCATGTTGTTACGCTAGGGTAATATCTAAATCGCCAGCATCAAATCTAAATACATCTCCACTTGCAACAGTTTTAGATGCAGTTAATGCCGCCCAACCTAATAGATTGCCACTAGTAGCAGCATCAAATACTCCACAATGCGTTACAGTTCCCCATGCACCAGTAGCAGTTACAAACTCAACTGCTGCTCCGTTGGTTGCTGTTGTAGGTGAAGTTCCACTTACTGTCATGTCAGGCATACTCTTACGAGCATAAGAGCCACCAGAACATTCAGTACCGCCACCTGTATCAGATGGTGCTGCTGTAAATAATCCAACATATAAAGTTGATGGTGCAGTATAAGCAGTACCACCAAACACATGAATTAATACTTTGTTTTCTAAATAATCTGTAAATCCAGCCATTCTATTCTCCTATATTAATTACCGTAGTAATAATTTCTTTTTTGTTTTTTTCCGTAGGTTCTTCTTCTCATCATGAGAGATCCCTTACCAAATGCAGATTTTTCTTGTTCTAATCGCATTTCTTCCAACGCCTTTTCAAATTGTTGAGTAAACATTGGTATTCTTTCATCTTCCATTAAATAAATAGAAGCGTGCTTTAATGCACCATACAAATATACATCTGGGTGTGATGCAGATACAAAGTTACTTGTATTTGAATCACTCAATGCAGATATTTTAGCATAGTAAGTAAGCTGTAGGGTATAAGAACTGTCAGGAGTTGGTGCTAATTCTATTGAGTCATCTACCATTGCATAATAAATAGGTTGACCAGATGAATTATCATTTGCTTTTCTATAGACATCCATTGATTCTATAGATTGTTGGAATAAAGGACTGAAGTTGTTTGCTGTAATTTCTACATTAATTGCCTCTAACCAATCTGTTGGAACTGTTAAATATTGTGAGTCAGCAGTAGCAGTTGCTCTTTTAATCATGTCTTTAGTTCTTAACCTTCTGTTAAGTTCTGCTTCTGTGTTGTCTATAAATGTATCAATATCAGATGTTAAATCTGATCTATTTAGATAATTTGCTATTGCTGTCTTTAATTCTGAATATGTCATACTTTGCCCTGCCAGGTTCTAAATACTTTATTGTCTGGATTGTTGAGCCACTTTTTCCATTTTGCTGAATCTGTAGACCAACCTTCTCTTAATGCTTTTTGCCAAATTACCATCGGTACTTCAGCTATATGTCGCATATCTTTTCCAGGCTTTAATGTATTGTCCCTTAGTTTCTTAACATGGTCAATAACAGGAGCGACATTCTGGGTGGTGTGATAAACAAACTTGTTATCTTCAGTTACAAATTCTGATTTGTAACCAGTTTTATGATCGGTGATTGTTCTTTTTGTTGTCATTTAAAAAGGGGTGAGTTAAACCCACCCCAAGATAATCTAACTTATGTTGTTGTTAAATCAGCTACGAGTCCATGAGCAGCTTCGTTGCTCACCTCTAAACCGTATTCAACTACTAACATTTTAGTTTGAGCATCACCTATTGTTGAGATGTCAACTGTTTTGAAATCTCTTAGGTAAGATACTTTTGCAAAGTCAGGATCCACTAATAATAGTGTTCTTTCTCTACTAAAGTTAGAAGGTACTATTTTAAGCTCACCAAAATCTGATGCGTAAATAGAAACAGAAGCCTCTACTGTGTTTGCATCAATAATTTGTCTAGCTGAACTTCTACCTGTGAAAGCAGATATTTTCTGCTTGTTTACAGGGCCGCAAATTGCCATTGAAGGCTCGCCACCATTTGTGAAGCAGAGTTCCAATACATCTTTGAGTAGAGTTTCAGTTAAAGCTCTTTGAGTTCCATCTGTTGGAGCTGTACCGCCACCAGTAGGAGCGCCTGCTGCGGCTTTGCTATAATTGGATTTTATCCAAGATTCAAAACCACCAGTTTTTCTAGCTGTTGTTGCGTTACCAGTTGTCTTAGCACCATTTTGACAGAGAGCTGTTTCCATATCTCTTTTTAGCGCTTTAGACATAATAGCAAGTTGATGAGCCATTTCTGACTTTTTACCTGCTGGATCACTAGCTTGTTGAGAGCCAGTTACTGTTGCATCTCTTGATGAGATCATTGCTACATTACTAACTCTTGTAGTAGCAGTTGATGCAGCTCTTGAAAGTTCAAAACCTTCTAACTGACCAGTTCCGCTTGGAGTTGGTAATGTTTCTGTTTGCCAATCAAAAACTACATTCTTGATTGAGTTTTTTCCGATTGATGACATAAACGGAGTTTGCTGTGGAGAAATGTTATAAATAACATCACTAAGTTGTTCTCTATCAGCAGTCGCGGTATATGTATCAAATGCATTTGTGACTTTTGCCATGATTTATTTTCCTATAAAAAAAAGTTTATATTATTTGTTCAAAAAGTTTAGCTGCATCTTGCACTTTGCCAGTTTTAGCTAATCTTTGTTTTGCTCTTTTCACAGGAGTTGTAGATTTTGGAACATTTGAAGTGCCAGGTCTTGCGGTACGAGCTGCCGCTTTTTTTTCAGTTGGTTTCACTTTGGTCGCTTGTTGTGTTTTGTGTTGTAACCATGCGTTTCTTAAACCAAGTAAAACTCGGTAGTCATAAACGCTGTCCATTTCTTGTGGTGTGTACCCAAGAACACTAACACCGTAATCCCGAATTGCCATCTTTTCTTTTGATGCCACTTCGTTGTCTTGCCATTCTGGAATTTGGTCAAGCAGCTGTTGATTGCCGTATTCAACAAATTGTTGAAGTTTCTTTTGCTGTTCCACTTGGGATTCTTGTTGAACCCTTTGTGCTTCAGCCTGTACGGCCTGCAACTTTTGCTTTTTCTCATTCCAAACATCCTTTTCACGGACATAAGCAATAGGATCTGCTTCGTAAAGTGCGTTCCAATCTGGCTCGTTTTCTAACTCGCCCTTCAAAGTCGCTTCCATTCTAGGTAACAACTGTGAATAAATTGCATCTTTTTGAGAAATCTCTTGTTGTTGAGCCTCTATAGCTTTTCGCTGTTCGGCTAACTCCTGAGTTTTTCTCGTATAATCTCTTTGGCGACTGTACCCGTTTTGGAGTTCTTCAAGCGTAACCTGTGTATCTTCGCCATCTACTTTAATTGTATATAGCTGTGGTTGCTCGGACTCCTCTTCTTCGACTTGATCTTCTTGGAGTTCTTCTTCATCTTCTTCAACTTCATCTTCGACTTGGTTATCTTCAACGGATTCATCTTCAATGATTTCTTCCTGGACTTCCTCTTCGTTGACTACATCTTCTGATGCTTGTTCTGTTTCGTTTTCTGGTTGTTCCTCTGGAGTCAAAAAACTTTCAAAAGACTGTTCAGCCTCTTGTATGTCTGTTTGTAAACCAGTCGGCTTTGCGTTATTGGTCATTATTCATTCCTTAAAATGTAAAGTAATATTTTACTATATTACTTCTAGTTTACACAACCTTATGTAATCTGCCTAATTGTGATTTTGTAATCTTACCCTTTTCTACAATAATCCGTAGATGTTTTTCAACTTCGGGCAACAGCTTTATAGCTTTGTGTAAATTTTCTCTAGTATCTATATCATCTCCTTCTGAAGATAACCATAGATTTGTGTACTCATCTTTAAGTATTTGTATTGCGTTTTTAAATGTTTCAGAGTTTAGAATTAACTCTGCTTCGTTTGAATGTAAAATCTCTTCTTGTGATGCCATTACTTTAATAAACTATATCGTGGCTGCTCAATACTAAATGTTGATCCATTTGGAATCATTGGTGGAATCATTGGTGGCATGTCTGGAATTTCAGGAATATTAATATCTTCCATTGGTGGCATTGGTGGCATCATTTCTTCTGGTCTAAAGAAATCTTCTGAACGCCTTATACCTGGCCCAAAACCAATATCTTCTAGTGGTGGTATTGGTGGTACAATAGGAGGCTGTACCCAATCACCCAGCCTCCTATGAATGTATGGTGGTGGAACATCTGGAATAACTGGAACATCTGGAACACTAATTTTTTCTTGTTTTAATGAATCTAACATATCTTGAATACCTGAAAGGTCAAAAGGTTTATATTGTCCTAGAATGTCTTGTGGGGGAAGATTTCGCCAATGATGTCGCCAGTCATCTCCAAAATTTATGTTATCTCCTCTACCACCACCAATAATATTAGGTGGAAGGTTTGTATAGTCTGGTGGATTTACAGCATCGCCACCTGGTAAAAATGATGGATCATCTGGAATTGCTGGAACTGTTGGAACTGTTGGAACATTCAAGTCTGCTTGCGTATAACCTTGTGGCATAGCAGCTGAATAGCTCATACCTGGTGCAATCATGTTGGGTACATTCTGTCCACCAGCTATTGATTGAGCGTAGTTTAAACCACTTGTATAAGTTGGATCTGTCATTGTCGTACTGTTGTTGTTTGTACCATAAGAGTAACCACCTGTTCTATTGTTGTTAGCAACATAATCTACAATATTAGAATTATTCCCGATAAGATCACTAACATCTCCAGTCCCTAATGCTGCTATATATTCTTCAGGATCAAATTTAATATCCATAATATTTTCCTAGTTTGTTGTAGTTTAGCAAAGATTTAAACCTCATGCCATTCTTTACCTTCAAATAATAAAGCCTCAGCCTCTCTTCTTCTTACCAACC